GCTGCAGCCGTCGGCGCCCCTCACCGGCGCGACAGGTTATTCATCGTCGCGTGGTCCAAACTCGATGGGGTTATGGCCAACGCCGACGGCGGACAAAGACCGAACAACCAACTACAAGCAAGGCGGGATGTCGCTGGGGTATGCGGCTCGGCAATGGCCAACTCCGACGGTGAAAGGCAATTACAACAAAGCGAGCTATGCAGGGAAAAGCGGGGACGGCCTTGCGACCGCTGTTCAGAAATGGCCGACGCCAACGGCACGAGATTACAAAGACAGCGGAAACCAAGCGAAGTTGGCCAAGCACGCGCACAAGAAGCGGGTGGGCTGTTCCGTCGCAGCATCGAATCCGCAGGGCCATGGAAGCCTGAACCCCAATTGGGTCGAGTGGCTCATGGGATTCCCAATCGGGTGGACAGACTCAGAGCGTTAGGCAACGCCGTCGTGCCGCAGGTGGCCGAAGTTATTGGCCGTGTGATTGTTGGGCTCGATGGCGGTGGGTCGTGATTCTTTACGCAAGCTGGACCGGGACCAAGAAAAACCTGCAAGCTTTGCGTGACCACGGTTGGCGATTGTTGATGAGCCCTGACACGCTGAAACGGTGCAAGGGCAAGACGGCGCCCCGTTGGCCCGATGACACCTCAGCTCATTATGCGCTGGACAACGGCGCATGGGGTTGTCATCAACAGTCAAGACCGTTCGACGTGGACGCTTTTATGTGGGCTTTCGGCCGCATAGGCAGCGGCGCGGATTGGGTGGTAGCGCCCGACATTGTGGGCGGTGGTGCTGAATCATTGTCGTTAACGCGTGCATGGCTGCCAAAGCTCAGCCACCGTCGGGTGTTGATTGCAGTGCAAGACGGCATGCAACCAACGGACATACGGTCGCTCATCAACAACGGGCGAGGTATTTTCTTGGGTGGGTCTACGGAGTGGAAGCTGCGCACAATGCCAATGTGGGGCGAGTTTGCTCGATCGGTTGGCTGTTATTTCCACGTCGCGAGGGTGAACACGATTAAGCGGTATCGCGCTTGTCAGTTTGTTGGAGCGTCCAGCATCGACGGGACCACCCCAACACGTTTCAGCGTCAAGGCAAACCTGCTACCAGAAGCGTCGCGGCAGTTGTGTCTATTCAGAGGTGTTCAATGATTGCGGTCCTATTTTCAGGCGGCATCGACTCGATGCTGCTGGCACACCAAGCGCACAGCGACAAGCAGTTGGGCGCGCTAATATTCGTGGACTACGGACAGCCGGCATTAGAACAGGAGCGCGCAGCTGCCACAGCTTGGGCACGCGATCACGATCAGCCATTGCACGTCATACGCATAGACATCGCTGGCACTCAAGAGCGCATGCACACCGGAACAGGCACTGACGGATTGCGCGAGCTGCCGGGGCGCAATTTGATAATGCTCTCGCAAGCGGCAAACATTGCCATTCAACGCGGGTGCGATCGTTTGCAGTACGGCGCAAACGCTGCCGATCGAGATTACGCGGACTGCACTCCGGCGTTCGTGCATGCATTCAACGAATGCATAAAGACGTCAGGCCAATGTCTACACACTGAGGCGCCACTGGTGCGCATGAGTAAACGACAGATCATTGAGTCTGCGATGCGTTGCGGTATAAACATTCGCAGGGCGTGGTCGTGCTATCAGTCGGACAATGGCGAGGCATGCGGTGCCTGTCATAGTTGCGTGGAGCGCGCGCAGTCGCTTGATGGCGGTGGGTCATGAACCTGCGCGTGATTCCATGCACTCAGTCGAGGGCCAAGCAATTTATTGCAAAGCATCATCGGCATCACTCACCCAAGGTGGGCGCAATTTTCACTGTAGCTGTCGCGGACAATGACAATGTCGTGCGAGGGGTCGCGAGCGTCGGTTGGCCTGTTGCTCGGCATTATTCCGACGGGTTCACCATTGAGGTAAACAGAGTGGCGACAGATGGCTGCAAGAATGCATGCAGCGCGTTGCTCGGTGCATGCAGGCGCATTGCATTTGCGATGGGATACCGGCGCATTATCACCTATACCTTGCACGAAGAAGGCGGCGCCAGCTTGCGCGGAGCGGGTTGGATCATGGACAGCGACAACGCAGGCGGTCGATCTGACCTATGGCACAGCAGGGAGGGCAGATCGGTAGAGATGAGCGAACGACACGCCATCAAGTGCAGGTGGGTCAGCTACAACCCGAAAGCATTGACCGATTCCGTTGTATGGCCAGAACAAGCAACAAAAGACAGACAGGTTTCATTGTTGCAAGGTGCTCAGATAGTGCTCGATGGCGGTGGGTCGTGAAATCGTTTCACGCAATACTGATTGATCCACCGTGGAACGAGACGGGCGGCGGACGGATTAAACGCGGAGCAGATCGGCATTATCCATTGATAAAGACGCGCGACATGCACCGCGTGATCACGTCGTGCCCGTATTGGAATCCAGCGCCCGATTGCCATCTGTACCTATGGGCGACCAACAATCATCTACCGGATGCGTTGACGCTGATGGGTGCGCTTGGATTCCAATACAAGACCAACGTGGTTTGGACCAAGGAAGGCCGGATTGGTCTGGGTCAATACTTTCGAGGGCAGCACGAGCTGCTGCTTTTTGGGGTGCTCGGTAAAGGGTACAACGTAAAGACAGACGACCGTTCGATTGGGTCATGGGTTCATGCCAAGCGCGGCAGACATAGCCAGAAGCCAACCGCCTTCTACGACATCATAGAGCGGAGAACAGTGGGGCCATACCTTGAGATATTCGCGCGATCTCATAGACAGGGCTGGATGGCGTGGGGCAACGAAATCGAGTAACCTGAGCCCATGCCCCTCTACGAGTACGAATGCAGCGCATGCGGTCACCGTGTCGATCGCCTGCAGAAGTCCAGCGACCCGCCTCCGGTCTGCGATGCGTGTGACGAGTCCATGCCCGATGAGACGCCATATATGGAAAAACTGATCAGTCGGTCATCGTTTAGACTGAACGGGACGGGCTGGGCTCGAGACGGATACGGAGGCTGACGTGCAGCAGATCATCGATCAACTCTTGGCGGGTGGGCATCTCGGTCTTTTTGCGGCGTTCCTTGTATGGCAGCACATCAGCATGCAGAAGCGACTCGACAAGCTGGTGCAGTCATTCCAGTCGCAGTTGAACGATATAAACGAGGGGTACGACTCCAGACTGGTCAGCATGCGGGAGCGATACGACGCAGTCATCAGAGAAGCCCGGCAGGACAAAGACCAAGACGCGCGCGACTTCATGGCAGCACGGGCAAAGATTCAGGAACAGATCACCGGCAAGCTCGACCAAGTAAACGGCAAACTGGATCAGCTTATCTCTCGCACTCGGTAAGGTGACCAAGGGGTTCAAGATTCGGTCTTGGGCTTCTTGGTACTGTTGACGATGGGGTGGGAGTAAACTATGCCCACCATATGGGAAGGAAGAACACCGACGAAGACGTGCAGCGGCGACGGGAAGCGGTCGAGGAGCACATCAGCAGGGGCGACTGGTCGCTGAAGCGGCAGGCGCAGGTAGCGCGGCAGTTCGACGTATCGCCGGATCAGGTGCGCAAAGATGCGGCATGGGTGCGCCGAATGTGGGCCAGTCAGCAGCAGGAGCAGACGCCCGACGAAATGCGCAGCGATTGGCGCCAGCGAGTGCATAAGGCGATGCGCGATGCAGCGGAGATTGGGCACACCCACACCGTCGCGAAGCTGCTGGCAACGGAGGCGCGCGTGCTGGGGCTTGAGGCGGCAGTGCAGCTTGAGGTCAGGCACAAGGTGACGCACACCATCGAAGACGCTCCGCGATTGGCGGCGGACGTTTTGAAGGCGCTGCCCGTGGCGTGCAAGGTTCTTGGTATTGACGCGCCCTCGTTGCCGGTCATCGATGTCGATGCGATCGAGGTGGACGAATGATCCCCGACACATCATCAGCGGACAGCCTGCTGCAGTTGCATCGAGACCATCCGCTGGCGTTTGCTACGCTGTGGGACCGGGAGCACCCGCGCACATCGCAGCGCAGGGCATTCGCTAACCTTGGCGAACTGGTGACCATTATCTGCGGCGGTAACCGGAGCGGGAAAACCGAGGGGTGTGCGCAGTACGCAGCCGCCTGCATGTACTCAAGGCAGCACCCCGACGCGCGGCATTGGGCGAGGGCTAACGGGATACCGCTGGCAGCGTTGCCACCGAAGCCCGGCACCGTCTGGGCGGTCGCCTTGGATAGCGGCGACAGTCGCGAGTACCTGCGACCTGCCATCGCGAAGTATCTGCCACCTGATGCGAAATGGCGCAACCAGTTCGGATTCGGACAGGCGGAGGTCATCATGCCGGGCGGCGCGGGTCGATGCCTGTTTAAGAGCGTCGATCAAAAGCGCGACGGGTTCCAAGGGTCGAGCGTTGATCTGGTGTGGTTCGATGAAGAACCCAATGACCAAGCCGTGGTCAATGAGGCGCTGATGCGTCTGGTGGACCGACAGGGGCGCTGCATATTTTCGATGACGCCGCTGCGCGGGATGACGTGGCTGTATGATCGATGGATCGCCTCGACGCCCGAAGACGCTCGGGTGCATTACATCCACGGCGTAGACAATCCGCACCTGCCTGCGGGCGCCTTGGAGCGACTGCTGCGGCAATACGGCAGCCACGAACGCAGCGCACGCGCGAAAGGCGAATGGACAACGCTCGAGGGCCGCGTCTATCAGGACTGGTCGCGACAGCTCCATGTAGTCGACGCTTGCCACATCGACGCCGATGCTCCGGTCTATTTTGGAGTTGATTGGGGCACCCGCGCACCGACAGCCATCTGCGTGTTTAAGATGGACCACGACGGGCGTATATGGCTGGTGGATGAGTACTACCAAGCGCAGCGCACCGTCGCGCAGCATGCCAAGGCCATCGAGCGACTGATCGCCAAACATGGGGAGCCGGAATGGATCGTATGCGACCCGGAAGACCGAGGCGCACGGCTATCGCTTGCACGCGACCATGGCATCGCCAACGTGCCCGCGAAGAAAGGACCAAACTCGGTGCGCAGTGGCATCAACAACTTGGCGGAGCGTTTGCAGCCTGACGCGCGTGGAATGCCTGCGTTCTTTGTCCTGAGTCATTGCACCAGCTTCATCCGAGAGATCGAGTCGTATGTCTGGGACGATCGAGGAACCGGCGAGGGCAGAGACCGACCTCGGCCGAATCAGGCCGATCACCTGCTTGATGCTGCGCGTTATGTTTGCATGCGTCTCGGATCGGGCGAGATGGCGGTGGGATGACAACAACAGCGCGAAGGGGTAAGGTGGCAACGTGTCGAAACTAATGATCAGAGACAGCCCATTCGTGCGCCTGCTGAAGGCGGTGGGTCTGGTGTCCATCAACACGGACGGAGAAATCGACCACAGCGCAGGCGCCGACTACATCAGCAACCACGGGTTCAAACCGCAGTACGACAGCACCACCGCGATGTCGGTTCTGGCGGCGTTCCCGTTTCCGTATGCCTGCGTAACCGCCATCTCGACGGACCTGTCATCGGTGCCGAT